GTAAAAAAGGTTGTCCATCTGCAATATCAAAATCACCTGATTCAATAAAGGCATCAATAGCAGCACTTACATTATCTGTCCCTGTTTCTTGTTGGTATATGTTTGAAGCTCCTGCTGTTACACCTAAAACCGTAGGTGTTGTGCCAAGGTTTGTCGTAGAATAGTAACCTGCATATGGTTTTTCATACACTCCATAATCAGTCCAAGCTGTTCTTGCTAAGCTTCCTGTTGACCAACAATCTTCTAAATAGTTGTAAGTAACAAAACGATCTATTTGTTGTGCATTTAAACTACAATAAAACCATGTTACTTCATTAAACTCTGAGTTAACAGCAGCATATGTTTCTGGTTGTGTTGTTATATTAAAATCTTCAAATACATAATCTTGAACACTGCATGGCATTTTAGATATTGCACCATCAAACTTATAGAAAGAATTTTGTGACATCCAAAAGGCTGTGCCATTAACATCCACTGCACAATGTTGTGATACTGCCCCACAATTTGCACCGATCTGTGATAAATTAAAAGTAAAAGGTGCGCCTACAAATTGTAGTGCATGTAAACTTGTATCTGTCCAAACCAATACCGCATTACGAGAACGAATAGCATCCATAATTTTAGAACCATCTTGAATTCTAAAAGAACCTGCTGTGTTCGTTGCTGTAGGTGTCCATGTATTGTAATCTTCTTGAGAAGAAAAACGTAAAAATAAATCATCGGCTGTTGAGCTACTGCCAATAGTTGTTTCTGTACCAAATAAAAAGACATGTCTATCAGGCATAGAAATTAAATTAAAACGAGATTTACTAGGAGCGTTACTAACAACTGTTGCTCTGTTGCTACTTAATCCTGACGATGTATTCCAGACATACGTTGCACCACCAGAAACAGTAGCTAATAAATCTTCACCAAAGTTATCTAAAGACCAGTTACGTCCATTAATAGTAACCGTTGTTGTAGAACGAGGCGTGTTCCATGTTCCTGTATTCCATGTTCCTGTTCCCCAACCATAACCATAAGCAGACTCAGATAAGCCTACGTTAATTTGATAGGTAGCCGTTACTGTTCCGCCTCCATTACCTGTTGCGTTAGCCGTGCTTCCTGTGTACGTAATAGTGTATGTATTAGGATCAACATATGTTGATATTTCAAACTCTTTGTTCATATCTAAACCAGCTGTTGTTGATGCTCCGCTAAAGGTTACAAAATCACCAGCTTGTGCGCCGTGTGCATTATCAGTTACAGTAATCGTTGCACTACCATCTACTGTTGCAAAAGGATTACTTAGTCCTGCTTGCGTTGCTCTAATAGGAGTAATATCGTAAGCTGCGCCTTCTGAGTAAATATATAATTTTCTATCGGTGCCGAGAGCCGTGTACCGTATACCATCTAAATCTGTCCATGCATGCATGTCACGAATGACACCAATTAATTTATCACTAATAAGTTCTACCCATCCACCAATCTTTTCTGGTAGACCATAACGAAAGCGTACCATGTCAGAATCAGTCCAACGTCCTGCTGCTCCGTACTCCGTATCTTGTTTATCAATGCCAGGGGCAAATGCTATCTTCGTTAAAGGCATTATGTAATCCTCATAAATCTATAATTAACTTCACCAGCACCGCCATCTCCTCCAGATGAAGATCCAGGTTCGGTTCCACCGCCACCACCGCCTCCACCACGAGAGCCGTCGCCACCTGCTGTACTACCGTTTGATCCGCTTGTACCACCTGTTCCTGAAAGTCCACCATAAGATGCACCACCGACACCACCACCAATAGTACAGTTATCACCACCACAGTTTCCAGGATTAGTTCCTGCTACTCCTGCTCCTGCTGCATTAAAAGAACTTGCAGGTCCAGAAGTAAATGTTGTTATGTTAAGTCCATCGGTTGTTGTTCCTGATGTAAGTCTAGTGGCTAATGTTCCAAGAGTTCCTCCTGTGCTTGCACTGTTATTACGAAGAGGTCCTTGCACACCGCCTCCTGATACAGAAGCAGATCCGCCACCGTTTAAAGTAAGTATATCTCCTGTTGTCGTTCCTGTCACTGTTGTATTACCCCCAGCTCCTGATGTTCCAGAGTATACACCTGTTCCTTTTCCTCCAGCCGTTCCTGCTGTTATAGATAATGTTTCACCTGCGGTTACACTAAAAACAACGTCTGATAGATAAGCTCCTGATGCTCCTGCAGGTCCAGCAGACTCACCGCCTGCTTTATCATAATCAGCTCCTCGCATACCACCAGATCCACCACCAACAGCATATTGAAAATGTATGGCGTTTGCTCCTGACGGAACAACTACAGATCCTGTTGTTTGTGAAAAAGATGTTGTTGTAAAGAGTGTATAGAACTCTTCCCAAGCTCCACTTTGTTTTATGTAACCATTTAAAATAGTTTTATTGGTATAGGAAGTAGCGTCTCTTACATAAAGTTCGGATGTTTCACGCCATGTACCGCCTGATTTAACGTAAACTGGCATAGCTCATTACGAATACTTATACCAAACATCTCCATCAGTTCCGCCTGAAGGAGAAGAGGTACTTACTGTTCGTGCTCCATTAGCGTTGGTTCCTGCGCTAGCAGAAAAAAACCCTTGTACGTCAACACCAATTTCTACACCTAAGTTATCTCTCGCCGTTGTTGTAGAAGCGACATCACTCAAGTTACTGGCTTCTTGCATTACACCAGTTATAGCTGTGCCTGAAAATTTATATTTAATTGATTCGTATGTAGGCATATTATTTCTCCGTTAGTTTCCAACCGTAAGTTGCACCTGAATACACTAATGAAAAAGCTGCACCCTCGGTAGCTACTGTTAAGTCTGATGTTTGACCATCTATCTTTAAACTGTTTCTTGCTACTGTTAAATTATTTGTATCAAAAGAATTAGCAAGGTCAACAAATCTTACCTCGTCTCCTGTTGCAGGAGCTGCAGGTAATGTTATAGTAACAACACCACTTGATGTATCAACAAACAATTTATCGCCAGGAAAAGCTGTATAGGCTCCTGTTTTTGTTAGCCAATCTGTTCCTGATGTTTGTAAATTAAACCAGTTTGTACCGTCTGTTGCGAGGAATACACTGGTACTAGGTTGTATAACATAAGTATTACCAGACGCACCAAGGCGCATAGTAATAGTGTATGTTGCACTATTGTTTCGTAAAAAATATGTTTTCTGTGCTGCGGCAACTTGAATAATAAAGTTAGATCCATGCCCTGTAAATATAATAGCTGATTGCCTGTTTTCATTATCTGCTTGTGCTGAGCTAATAGTATTAGCAACAGTAAGAGTGTAAGGGCTAGAGGCCGATGATAGATTCTTTGTATATACTCCTGCAATAGAGTATTCTAGACCATATTGAAGGTTATTGTTGGTGGTATTACCCCACGCATTTGCTTGTTGGCCAGACCCTATAAGTTCTAGCTGTAATAATGATGAATATGTTGATGCCATAAATTATCCTATGCTGCGTCTCTCCACGTCATTGTAGCAGAATCATCGACTTCTGTCCATGTTGTTGTAACAGAATCATCAACTTCCGTCCATGCATAAACGGCCGTAGCATCCGATAAAGACATCGTCATTCCAAAGCCTGTAACAGCAACATCTCCATTTAATTGAACACTAATATTGCCTAGGTCCATTGACATTAACGTCAATGGTGTAATCGCTGGATCAGCGTTTGTGTTTACGACAATGCCACTATTATTTAAGGTTGTACTAAGACCAAAACCTGTAAGTGTAATGTTGATATTTTGTACACCTTCAACAGTTACTGTTCCGAGAGCCGTGGATATTTCTTCGCCAGCAGGCTGTGGATTTGTACTACTAAAATATGTTGGATTACCAAGCGTGGTACTTAGACCAAATCCTGTGACACTAATATTAGGAGAGTCAACAACAATGGCTTCATTACCAAGGGCCGTGCTAAGTGCTTGACCAACAACTGTTACCTCTGCATTACCACCTGCGGATACACCTGATCCACCAAGCGTAACAGAAGCTGTGACTCCTGTAACATTAACATTAGGATTAGCAATCGCTACAACGCTTGCTGTACCGAGAGCCGAGTTTAGTGATACACCTGTAACGGCAATTTCGACATCACTTATTCCTTGTGAGGAAAAAGCTGCCTCAGCGAATGAAGAGGCTGCAAAGGTCATTAGCTGTTAGCCTCGTCTCCAAACAATGCTTTTATTTCAGCATCAGTTAAAGGATCGCTTGATTTTAATTTAGCTTTGCCTGTTGTTTTTGCATTTGCTTTTAATGTATCTGCA